TACATATTCATTCATTCATTCATTCATTCATTCATTCATTCATTACTCATCATCATCATCATAGTTATCACAAGTTATTATTCTTTTGCTCATCACATCATAATCATCATCACAAGGACATCTCTCTTTGCCATTTGACTTACTCATTACATTCCCATTCGTATTGTGATTGTCATTGTCATATCATTCATCATAGTAATAAATAATTAGTACATACATATACATTCATACATACATTCATTCGCTTACATCATCACATACATATGTATGTCATCTCTTTACATACATCACATAGATACATAGTCATCATCATTGTCATTCATATACATCATCATTCACATACATCACATAGATACATCAGATAGATACATACATCACATAGGTACATAGTCATCACATACATTGACATCACATACATAGTTCATCATCACATAGTTCATTATCATTCTTTTTCCCTAATGATTTTTTATCACACGGGTAGCCTACGGGTAGTACATACATACATAGGTACATCACCTACCTACCTACCTACCTACCTACCTACCTACCTACCTACCTACCTACCTACCTATATCATCATCATCTACATACATCATCATCATCATCATCATCATCATCTACATAGATACATACATACACCATCTATACACATCACATACATACATCATCATCTACATTCATCATCATCTACCTATATACATACCTACATACCTACATACCTACATACCTACATACCCCATCATCACCTACCTACATACCTCATCTACATAGATACATCATCACCTACATCATCACCTACATACATACCTATATACATCATCTATATACATCATCTATATACATCATCCACATCACATACATCAGTATCATTAGTAGATACATACCCTCTCTCTCACCTCCCCTAGTAGTACATACCTACCTATACATACCTATACATACATAGTCATCACATCACCCCATACATACATCACCTACATACATAGATACATACATACCACTACTGATACCTTCATCATCACATCCCCCCTTCACATAGTAGATATGACATCATCATCATCATCATCCATTAGGTACATCAGACACATACATAATGAGACACTCATACTCATCTGTCATCTCGATACCTTCGTTACATCACCATCACCCAATACCTATATACACATAGGTACATAGGTACATACCCCTTACCCCTTACTTTCCACCTCTAGTTCCTACCCTCCCTCCCACTCACCCCCTACCCTCCCTCTCACTCACCCCCTATGACAGGTGTAAATCTGATACACACACCCAGTAGGATATAAGTACTCAGTGAAAGGAGTTATCCATACTATGGATAGAGATATAGGTACATACCTAGTAACCGTGAAGCGAACAGACGGTGACACCACAGCAGACCTATTCCCTTTGGACTACATAGTCAAGGGACTACTAGAGAGAGGCTCTTTCCTTGAGGTAGTAGAGATAGAGGATATCTTTGCCCCTGAGCCAATCAGTAACAGAAACCTCGCACAACTCAACACACCCAGAGTTGCCTAATGATTAGCGAAAACAAAATGATTAGATTGGCACTTGACGAACTCAAGACATACTGCCCTACCCCAGTCATAGTGATACTCCCAGCACCGTCACAAGGAGAACCCCAGTATTACGGACCATTTGAGAATGGCGATGTAGCGCAACAGTGGATAAGCAAGCAACCTAACTATCTAAGGTTCGGCATTATCCCACTAAGAAACACCGAGCGCGATAGACCAAACAGTGATGACTGGTATTTCGTTCGTTCAGATGATGACTTTGACGCACCAACAGTTCGCTCTCAATAACGAGACATATCGTGGGGCACGGCAGTCTTACCCCCTTTCACCTTGTCGTGCCTCACACCTATCGTCAAAAAAAGACGCACGGGTGTCATACGGGTAGTGAATACAGCCCTGGTGTTATTACCACCACCATAAAAAAACCTACCTTATAAATATCAGTAATCTAAAAAACTTCACCTCGTAAATACCTCCAACCCAAAAAACCCGAGGTCGTCAAGACCTCCACATCAAAATTACCGACCTCGTTCAGACCTCCACATCAAAAAAGGAGAGGTCGTTCAGACCTCAAAGTAAAAAAACCCGAGGTCGTCAATACCTCCAACTCAAAAAACCCGAGGTCGTAAAACTCCGACCACCAAAAAATCCGAGGTCGTAAAATTATAAACAAAATTTTCTAAAGCCCGAAATGAAAAAAGGGCATTAGCAAAAACTCTGACCCCCCAAAAACCCGACCTCGTCAAGTCATCAACAAAATTTTCTAAAGCCCGAAGTCAAAAAATGGCTTCTCGTAATTCCTGACCTCAAATTTTCCAATTGGCGAAGTCAAAAAAGGGCATCTCGTAATTCCTGACCTCCAAAAAACCCGAACTCGTCATAAGATTTGACCAGTTTTCACCCGAGACTGTAACCCTTATATTCCTTACGAATAGCCATATATATAATGCTTTTGTTTCTACGCTATGCTTTACCTATGGCACACGAGATAGAGATAAGCAACGGCATAGCGAGAATGGCATACGCTGACCGTGAAGCACCTTGGCACAAACTCGGTATTGCTATGAAAGGACTACAGACAGCAGAGGCAATGCTCGCAGCAGCACAAGCCGACTTCGATGTAGTCACGACCAGAGTTGCCGTTGTAGACGACACTGGAGAACCGATACGCAACCCAGATGGCACTCCCATACTCGTTGATGACAGTAGAGCAACAGTCAGAGTGAACCCAGATGGCACATTTGACGCACTCTCCACAGTTGGTACTAGATATGTCGTACAGCAGAACCGAGAGGTCATAGATAGAGCGCTTCTCGTGGTTGGTGCTAGCAAGGGAGACGCCGTAATAGACACCTGTGGTGTCCTACACGGAGGCAGAGAGTTCTTTAGTTCCATTGACCTAGGACAACTCATTATTGACCCCAGAGGCATAAACGACAAGATTGACCGTTACCTGCTCGTTCGTAATGGTCACGATGGTAAGACGGCGATTACCTTCGCTAACACATCCATCAGAGCAGTATGTAAGAACACCGTCATAGCAGGAATGGCTTCATCACGCAGAGTATTCACTGCTAGACACACCAGGAATGCCGATAGCGCCATTGAGGAGGCTCAAGAGATACTGAACTTCTCCACAGAATGGGCGAAGTCGTTCCAAGAGACAGCGACAACCCTCTTAGGCATAAAAATCGGGGCTAATACCCCACAGTTCCAGCGTGTCATAGATGGAGTGTTCCCACAAGAACGAGACGCTACGAAGCGAATGAAAAAGAACCGAGACGAAATCATCAGTGTTGTGAAGTCGGTTTATGAAAACGAAAGGAACGCAGGAGGCTACGGGTACAACGGGTGGTCTACATACAACGCAATAGTTGAGTACCTAGACCATTACCGAGAAGGCAAAGTATCCGAACGAGCATTAGCGTCAATGGATAATAATAGTTGGGTCACACAAAGAAAACTGAAGGCACAAGAAATACTCCTGTCTTTTTCTTGACAGCAAACGAATGTACGATGTAGTTACCTTCAGGAAGGTTTGACCTATGAGTACTCCCGATGATTTTGACGGATTTGGCGATGGTGATGACGACAGTCCGAACCGAGAGGAACTCGCTATCTGGTTGAGCGACTTTATGAGTAATGCCCAAGACGCTGAACACATTTATCGCAAGCACTTTTGCGACCTGATGGCAAACAAAGTTTACAATGAGTTCGGTTCTGAAGGACTTTGCCAACTGATGATGGCGATAGACACCAGAGGAAGGTGGGTCTCTGACATATTGTTAGAGGACAGCGACTTAGACGACATATTGTTCTCGAAGTATGAGACCTACGACAAAGACATAATCCATAAAGCACGAGCAACCAATGCCGTAGCCGAGATGAACCAAAAGATTTGGCGTTTACGCAAGAAGTACGCAAAACTTATCGTTGATGAAGTAATGACTACCTCATCAGGTTCAGCAAAAGCTGAATAGCACCTTCATCACCACCAGCCAGACCACCCTCTACTGAGGCGTTCACAACGGTTCTTTTTTTCTCAATAAGTTTGTAGATTTCCTCATCTATCGTGCCAGATGTCAACATATAGGTAGCCGTTACCGACCCCTTTTGCCCCAGACGATGAAGCCGACTGTAAGTTTGGTCAACATCGGCAGGTGTCCACGGAAGCTCTACGAATAGACAGTCTTGTGAAGCAGTAAGAGTATGACCAGTTTTCGCAGCCTGAATAGAAAGCACGATGACTGGCGCATCCTCTACGGGTAGTGTCATAAACTTCTTTTTCTGTATCTCGACCTCATCTACGGACATACCACCCTGAATACGGAGGTTGCCATACTTTCTGGCAAGTTCGTCAACGATGTCCCTGTGATGAGCGCATACGACAACCTTCTTTCCCTCTGCTATATGAGCCTCTATCCACTCGTGAACAGCAGGCATCTTGGCTTTGGCAGAGAGACGGCGCAATACGGACAGTTTTACGAGATGTTCGTTGCTCTCGGCTCTCAACTTGGCAACAACGGCTTTGGAGTATGGGTTCTCCCCTAGCTCTATTGCTATCTCCTTAGC